TGAGGGTAAACAACATTGTTGAGCCTTACATGTTTAATAAAAAGTTTCAAGATGCAGTTAAGTTCTTAAAAGATCACACAACTGAATACAATAGTATACCTACTATTGATCAAATTAGTGCAACAACTAATGTAGATTTAGAACGTGTAGAGAACATTACAGATAATCACATCGAATGGTTTTTAGATAGCCTAGAAACTTTTTGTAGACACAAAGCACTCGAAAAAGCAATACTTGATAGCACAGATGATTTAGAAAATGGTGATTACGGTGCCGTAGAAAACAAAATTAAAGATGCAAGTCAAGTAGGACTTGTAAAAGATTTAGGACTAGATTACTTCGACAATCCAAAAGAGAGGCTACAGTGGATAAAAGACCAAGCAGGAGCAACCCCAACAGGGTGGAAAATGTTCGATCAGAAACTTTACGGTGGGTTGAACAAAGGCGAAATAACAATATTCGCAGGAGGCTCAGGCGCCGGTAAAAGTTTGTTCTTACAAAACTTAGGTGTCAATTGGGCATTAGCAGGACTTAATGTTGTTTATATTAGTTTAGAGTTAAGTGAACAACTTATTAGTATGCGTCTAGATGCAATGGTTAGTGAATTTGGCACTAAAGAAATTATGCGTAATATGGATGATGTGCATTTAAAAGTTAAGATGAAATCTAAGAGTGCTGGTAAGTTTAGAGTTAAACAAATGTCTAACGGTGTTACAGCAAACGATATTAGAGCATTTGTTAGAGAATATGAAATAAATGCAGATGTAAAAGTAGATTGTTTATTAGTTGATTATCTAGATTTAATGATGCCTATTAGTGCTAGAGTAAGTCCAGGAGACTTGTTTATTAAAGACAAATATGTATCTGAAGAATTGCGTAATTTAGCAGTAGAAAAGAATCTTTTAATGGTAACAGCATCGCAGTTAAACAGAGGTGCAGTAGAAGAAATAGAATTTGACCATCATCATATTGCAGGTGGTATCAGTAAAATACAAACAGCAGATAATGTTGTGGGTATTTTTACTAGTAATGCTATGAGAGAACGTGGAAGATATCAAATACAGTTTATGAAAACACGTTCTAGTAGTGGTGTTGGTAGTAAAGTAGACTTAAAGTTTTGTCCAGATACACTTAGAGTAAGTGATTTAGATGAAGATGATGAAGATGCAATGACACTTACTACTTCTTCTGTATTAGAAACAGTAAGACGTACTAACACAATGGCGGCAGATGAGGAAAAAGCACAAAGTACTGTAAACCAAGCATTAAACATCAGAGAGTTTATTAAGAAAAATGACATATAATGATAAATATGTGTATTAGGGAATACTAAAGTGAAAAAAACAAGAAGTATATTAGAAGAATTAAACTCCATCAGTATTGATAGGAGTAAACACCATGTTCTTGAGAATAGAGTTGAGCATTTAGTATCTAGTGCAGAAAATATCAAAAAAACATTATATGAATTGTATGAAGGTGATGTAGCATTAGATTTAGAAAGAAGGCTTATCAACAGTCTTAAGAGCGGTGACTTTAAGAAATTTTCACGTGGTATCAAGAAAATAGTTAAAGAGAGCACCGATGAAGTTAAGTGATATAGTTACAGATGCTGAGCAAAATTTTGTAGCCGACCTAGAAGAAGCATCAGGCGATGGAAGAGGTAGAGCACAAGGTTCTAAAGGTACACAATTTAAAACTAATAAACAATATAGACAACAAGAATTAAATAGAACACAAGGTGGCTCACCAAGAGGTAACCAAGGAAGACAATCAGCCTCACCAATAAGTAGAGCCAAACAACAACAATTAAAAAACAAACAAAAAAGAAACTTTCAACAAGGTGCAACAGCAGACGGAAAATATTCTCAACAGGCTAGACAAAAAGCGGCTACTAGAGATTATCAATCAGCATCAGTTAAACTGCCAGATGGTAGAACATTCAATAATTCTGCACAGGGTTGGCAAGAAGTAGATAAAAAAGGTAATCCAGTACCTGGGACACAACCAATCTCCCCGACATCTGCTCAAGCAAAAGAATTAAACAAAATCTATCAAAACAAAGGCAAGCAACCACAAGGCTTTATGTCTAAAATGAAAGACAAATTGACAACAGCAATGGGTGGACAACTTGCAACAAAAACGTTAGCAGATCCTGATGCAAACTTTGGTAAAAGAATGGGTGCAGTTGCAGGTGCAGGAATAGGAAGAGGCTTAGGTAATTTGATTAGAAGTAAACCTAAACTTGATCCTGTAGCACCTGATAAGAAAGCAGTACCAAATGTAGCAAAAACAGATTTAGGATACTTACAAAAACAAGTTATGGCTGGTGATGAACAAGCCGCACAAAAATTTGTGGATGAACTATCTAGAATGAAATCTCAAAATATTGATATCAGTAACTATGCCGCAACATTGCCTGCTATGTTAAAGAGAACACAAATGGATAAACAAAGTCCTGCTTATGCAGAACTTGTTAAAGTAGCAAGGACTATGAGCAGAGAAGCATTTGAGCATGTAAACAAAGTGTTAGAGCACAGTGGAATTACATGGAAACAGTTAGGCTTTACAGTATTACTTTCAGAATCACAATCAGATGTTGTTTTAATCCCTCAAAAAGATTTAGATTTATTTGAAACAAAAATATTAGCAGGAGTTTAGTATGAAATTTTTAGAAATTTCTAAACCTCTAGTAACAACAATCCTCACAGAATCTTTACTTGAAGCAGATGGTAAAAATACTCACTTAGAACATTTAGAAGATAACATCTTTAATAAAGGACATGAGGGTGCCAAAGAAGCAGTAGACTATCTATACAGTTTACATCAAATGCTAGAAGGTAACACAAAAACTCCAGTATCAATGACAACTAAATGGGATGGAGCACCAGCCATTGTAGCAGGTAAAGATCCACAAACTGGAAAATTCTTTGTAGGTACTAAAGGTGTTTTTGCTAAAAATCCTAAAATGAATTTTACTAATTCGGATATAGAAAAATATCATGCCGACCAAGGCGAAAAAGATGCAAGTGGTTTGCGTAATAAACTAAAACTTGCATTAAAACATTTAAGCAAGTTAAATTGGGACACAGTTGCACAAGGCGACATGCTTTTTGCTGGTCAGGAAGATATCAAAGAAGAACTTATTGACGGTGAGCAATATATAGTTTTCAAACCAAACACCATTGTTTATGCTATACCTAAAGATAGTGATCTAGCAAAAGAAATATTAAGTGCTGGATTTGGTATTGTGTGGCACACAGAATATGTAGGTGGTCCAACACTAGCAGATACTCAAGCAAAATTTGGTTTCGATGCTAGTGTGTTAGGTGATGGTTCAAATGCTGGTGTATGGCAAAGAGATGCAACCATTAAAGATTTAAGTGGTACAGTAACACTAAGTGATAACGAAGGTCATAAAATGCTTAGTGCTATACAAGAAGCAGACAATTATTTAAAAACTATTGATGCAAACACTTTTAGTTGGTTGCAAAAAGGAACTGACTTAGTTGGTAAAACATTTCTAGAGCAATTAAAAGCACATGCAAACAATCAAGTACGTCAAGGACACTTTGATGAACCTACTAAATTTGCACAAGATTTTATCACAAAATTTGTAAATTATTGGACTAAAGAGATAGATAAAGTAAAACAACAAAAAACTATTGATGCTAAAACACAAACAATGGTACAAGGTGTAAAGTTTATTAAAGAAAACTTACAGAGTATTATTGCAGTATATGATTTGTACTTAAAACTTATAGAAGCAAAAATTATTATTGTTAGAAAATTAGAGCAAATAAGACAAATGCCAACATTTAAACAAACAGAAAAAGGTTATGAGATAACTGGTGAAGAAGGATTTGTTGCTGTAGATAGATTAGGCAATGCATTAAAGTTAGTTGATAGATTAGAATTTAGTAAACTAAACTTTGGTTCAGGCAAGCCAGGTTCATAGAATGGAATTACAACTTATAAATCAAGAACTCGCCGAAAGTAAATTGTTTAGATTTACAGGAAGTTTTTCACGACTGTCTGGTAGAGAAATTGCAGACTTATTTTATCTGCAAACGTTAGCAACATTTATGTTTACACAAGACAGTAAGCAACGTGATTACGGTTTAGCATACGCATATAAAACAATACAATACGGACCTTTTGCAGTATTTAGAACAGCGGCAACAGACTTATATATGTTAGCATTTGCTGTAAATCAGTCAGATTATGCACAGATTAAAATTAAGAATGCAGATAGAAAGTTTTTAAAAACACTATCTTTTCAAAATAGAAAATACTTCCAATTTATTACTAGACTATCAAGAGACAATGTGTCAATTAGCGATGCTACAACATTCTTATTTAGATTAGAATCACAATTAAAGATTAGTAATCCTATTTACAAACAAATGAGACGTTTAATTTGCCAATGGCCACAATTAAAATTTTCTCAACGTCAAGCAGTTATTAGTAAAATGGTTCAGCAATTAAGAGTTAAAGGAACTGGCAGTGAAGTATTTAGACATGCTAGTTCTATGACAACTCGTAGAGAATTAAAACCAGTACCTCAAAAGTCAAACACACTTAAAAGAGCGGCGGCTACAGCAGTTGGAGCCTATGTTGGAAGTAAAGCAATACCAAAACTTACCAAGAACAAATTAGGTGGTAAGACTGGAGCAGGCATTGGTGCAATAGCAGGGTATTGGGCTAGTGGTCGTAAAAAGGTATAAATACAGTTATGCAAATTAGAGATATTATAATAGAAGCCAATCAAGAAGAAATCAAACGTTTTGATAATGCGTTCATGAACTGGTCAGCAACGTCTGGTTCAATATTTGGCTCAGAAGCAAAAGCCTATGTTGCCGGCAGAGCAAAAGCAATTTTTACTAAAGGTGGCGTAAGTCCAACTGATGCAATCTCTATGGCTCTTGAGGAATATAATTCTAAAAAGAGAAATCAGAAAGACAAAAAAAATATAGATCGTAAAACAAATAATAAGATGACATTTGGTAGAGACGATATAGAAGCAGAACCAAAAAGAAAACGAGGCGGTCAAGTAGGTAATACAAATGCTTACAAAGGTGGACCAGCCAATCCTTTCAAAGATGTAGATATGTCTACAATGGCTACTTCAATGAAAACAGGTAAAACACTAGGCGATAGATTATCTGGTAAATTACAAGGTTTAATGAATATTGGACAAAAATACCGAGCTAGAACACCTAAATAATACAATTATTTGATAAATAAAAGTAACTAAATAAATTCATTGGAGAATTAAAATGGCACAAACTCAAAATACAGGAGCCGCAGTAGCACCAGCACATTTAAATGGTAAAGCGATTGCAGGTATCCAAGTAGATTTCGGTGTTGACGTTTCAGCAAAATTGGCTGTAGGCGGAGCATTAGATATCTTTTTAAAAGCAGTAGGAAATGAAGGTTTAACACCTTTCGCAATTGGTACAGTAGACGCAACAGGTGGAACAGGACAAGGTCTTAAAGTTTTATTTGAAGGCGAACACGGTACAGATACTTATGACGGAACTAATTCAGAGACTTTAGCGGCTCATTTAGAAGACGTTGTACAAGCACTTACAGACGCAGATGGCGTTACATGGTCAGCAGTAACAGTAGCGGCTTTTGAACTATAAGAAATTATACTAAAAAATATTTAAAGGGAGTTTAGGCTCCCTTTTTTTATGGATTTTTGATAAATAAATGTAACCAAAGTACATTCATAGTAACAACGGCGGTGGTTTAAGACCACGAATGTACAACAAATTAGGAGAAGCAAATGGCTTTAACAAGAGTAAACGGTGCGGCGGCAGAAGGACAATTATTAGTAGGTTCTTTAAGTCACTTCATCATAGACGAAGTAGACGGAACAGATGACATTAGTTCATTTGGTTTCACAGCAGGTGCGGCTAACAAAGGTGAATTAGTTTTATCAGCATTAGCAACAAGATGTACACCAGTAATCATCAACAGCATTTCTGCAACAGTAATGCATGTAGCAGTAGAAGGTCAACCAAGTGCGGCTGACTTACTAGCGGCTATCCAACCAGTTCTTACTGGTAACGGTGCAAACGCAACTGTAACAGCAGGTGAGTACAGAGTAGTCTAAGTTTAATACTTAACAACTTTTTAAAAAGCAGGCTTAGGCCTGCTTTTTTTATGGCTTCTAGTTCTGGTAACAAAATTTTTAAATTGTGATAAATACAACTAAAGACACAGGAGACACAATGGTTGGACAAAGAAGCGGGGCAATGACTTCCATGGAAGTTGTTACAGGTGATATAGAATTTTTCACTTTGTACACTACAATTGATATTACTAACACTGATGATTTCAGTGACAACAGTCAAAAAGACTTTGAAAGTGTTGTACAAGTAATAGGAATGAGAGCTATGCCCATTGTTATGAACAATCCAGTTGAGTTAAACGGAACAGGTAACAATGTATTAGAAAATTATGGTGCACCAAGCATGACAGGTGCAGGATATATTTTTAAGTTTGCAACTGAAAGACCAGGAGCACATACAATAGAGACACTAGTAAACGAGTTTGACGATATAGTATTAAATGGTGGTACCGTTGATACTAAAAATTCTATAAATATGGAATTTACAAAACAGGATCTATTATAAGATGAAAAAGAAAATACCAGAATCAATGCCAGAAGAAAAGCAAATATATGCAGAGTCTCATAATATGGAGGCACATATCATTGCTGACATGTTGCGTATTGAAAGTATCACTACAGAAATTAGAGAATTTAAAGAAGATACTAAACATAGATTAAATAAATTAGAAAATTGGCTAGTTGCAATAGTTGGCACAAGTTTTACAACGTTAGTAGCATTGGTAATTGGGCTATTAGTAAATTTTTTAGGATAATATGAAATTATTAGAACTAGGCGAAGAAGCCACTATCATCGAAGCAAGAATGGTATGGCGTAAAATGGGCAACAAAGTAAAACGTGCTGTCCGTTGCACTAGTGGCCGTAGAAAAGGCAGGGTAGTAAGTAACCCTGGTCAATGTCATAAACCAATTGACATGAAAAAGAGAATGACATTGAGAAAAACTAAGGCACGAATGGGTGCTAGGATGTCAAGAAAATCACAAAGAACAAAAAGAATGAATCCAGCATCAAAGAGATTACGTTCTTTAAATAGAGCAACAAACAGGCGATAAGATGAAGTTTAAGGATATAAGAACTTTTAAATCATTACTAAATGAATATGGATTAAAGCCAGGCACACCTACCGCAGTAGGTGGACAACAGACTGGTGCAAATGCAAAAGCAAATGCTGTAGCAAGTCCCACAACACAAAAAACTACAGCAAAACCAGATAAAGGCAGTCCAACAACACAAGGTGTAGACACTACACCAGAGGAACTTCCTAAATATACACCCATCAAAGCAGGTGATTTAGATGTAGATTCAGAGTACAACGACAAAGATGGAAACCCAATTGGTAAAGTTGTAAGTAAAGTAGGTGATAAACCAAATCCTGACAAAGTTGTAGTGCAAGACAAAAAAGGTGAATACCAGTTACTAGATCCTAAAGATGAAGTACATGCTTTAGTTGACGAAGG